TTCAAATTTAAAAATTGAATCGATGAAAGTAGAGTGAAATTTATTCACTTCTCTAGCTTCACGAATCAAACCAGCTATAGGTTCCTCACAATTAGTAAGCCAATTCTGAGTAAAAGATGGTTCTTTAGCCTTTTCTGTTAAAGGATAAGATATCTTCAACTTATCAAAAGCTTTTGCAATTGATCTAGCTGCCCATATATCTACTTCCATACCCGCAGCTTTTTTAATTTTCAATAGCGCTTTCTTTTCTTTTTCTAAAAATTCTTTTTTAAGATTATTAGCACCTTCTAAATCAACTCTTACTCCCTTAGCTCTCATTTGAATTAAAATAGGAAGTAACTCCATTTCCATTTCCCAAACATCAGTTAAGTCTTGTTTAGTAATGTCAGTTTTAAATCTTTGCCAAAGTTTATATGTTAGTATTGCGTCTTGCTCTGCATAAGGTCCTACAAATTTAGCTGGTAGCTTATACATTTCTCCTTTAGCATCTATTCCCCAATCTTCAGCTGCTTCTCTTAATCCTGCTTCAGATTTCAACTCAGACAGGTAATCCACAGATAAAGCGTTTAAGCTGTACGTACGACGGTTTTCATCAATTAGGGCTGCTGCTACCATAGTATCGGCGATCTGGCCGTATACGACCACCCCATGGGCTCTTAACCACCCAATATCGTATGCAGCATTGTGAAATATCTTTATTGCTTTAGATCTACAAATATCTTGAACCCAGTTTAGAACCATTCTAACATCCATATTAGAGCCAGCTTCATGAGCAATTGGATAATATCCTTTAAAATCAGCAGTAGCTACAGATATCCCTATTACATTACCATTCATAGTAGGCCAGCCAGGTCCTTTTATTTTGATATCAGGATCTTTAGTTTCTAAGTCAATTGCTATTTCAGGAGCATGTCTTAAATCGGGAAAGGTAGTAGGAGTAGTCCAATCCGAATCTTGAAAGGTAAAGTTAATTTGATTTGTCATCTAGTTCCATACCTAATTTTGCGTAGTGAATAATTTTATTATATCTTTGCTTGTTAGTTTCCCCAGGCTTTTTTCGAGTGGCGTATTTAACTATATTAGAATCAATTGTATTTAATTTATTTTTCATGCAGTAGACAACTGGTTGGATAGCATGTTGAACATAATGCTTTCCTCCCTCTTGATACTCTAAAGCTTTTTTCTTAGACTCCACACATCCCTTCACATTCGTTATTAAATAGATCTAATTGGTCCTCTGATTTCTTTTTCTTTTTTAATAATTCATTGAAGTCTATATCTCTTAAAGGGATACCTTTTCTGTGTAAATATCTTTTTATATTAGGATCTCTGGCTGAATTTCTTATCATATCATCTAACTGGCAGGCTTCCTCAAATTCTTCAGGAGTGTCTGTTTTAATTTCATTCCAAAGAGTATTATCATGATAAGGACAACCAATACAAGAACTTTTTGCTGGAGTCCTATAATTTTTTCCTTTGTACCAATCTAAACAAGATTGCCTAGACATTTTGTGATCAATTAAAGGCCAAGTATTTTTTACCCATTTTTCTCTAGAGGGTTTCATTCTCATTGCTTCATCAGTAGATATTCCTACCCAGACTTCTACCCACATGTCTCGTGGAAATCTTTGTCTATCTTTTAATCCTATTAAATGTCTTATCTTTCTATTGATCGGAGTTATTTTATAATTTCTAGTGCATTGACGAGGGCCAATACCAATTTTATTTGTTTTAGTATTACGTGCAAAAAAAGGAATATGTAGAAATCCTTTTTCTTTTTGAACTTCGTCAATCATATCTTGTTTAATGCTGCCTGATTTTAAATGATTCTTTGTAATAATTACAGGGAAATCTAACTGAGATTTTAACCACTCTAAATGATCATATACTTTGCGCGGCTCCCAACCGGTGTCCGCAAAAATAGCATAATCTGGCTTGTGGCCAAAAGCCCCTTCATTAGCCATGAGTGCCATAGTGGAAGATTGCACTCCTGCTCCCAGTGATAGAATCCTAAGTTTAGGTTCTCCCGAATAATCCCAATCGCCTTTAGCCACTACCATAAACGTCCCTTATAAACTGATTATATAATCTTGCCAATGGAAAAAAGTATTCATGGTTGGTTCTAAGCAAATGTAAGGTTTCTCTCGCTCTGGTAATACCCACATACCATACTCTAGCTTCAGAACTTCTAGCGAGTCCCACCTTATGCCCAAAATGTGCTGGCCAATTAGCTTTTTCATAAACACAAACATGATCTGCCTCCCCTCCTTTAATAGAATGAATAGTATCTATAGTCAACCTTGATGCTAAATTCAAATCAATATTATTATCAATAATTTTTTCAAAATATAATTTATCTTTTTCAGGAAAATTTCTATTAAAGACTTGTTGCCATGGTCCAGGCGTTGCTGTGAGTCCAGCAAAAGTTCGAAGGAACTCTAAGTTAAGATGACCGGAGTCTTCAATATTCATCCATCTTTTGCTTTCAATGGATCTCCAACCAAATGCGATCTCATTAACATATGAATACACTATACCAGCTTCTTCCTTATTTACAACACCTTTATTCATTAGCTTATTCCAACTCTTTACAGCCTTCCATTTATTAATATCAAAAGATGTTTTACCTTTTGTGTTCTGAAAAAATAAACCATGGGCTCTAGCTAATTCTTCTAATTCCCTTACAATTTCTTGAGTTCTACCAAGCAATAACCAGTTCCCGTCCGATTGCTCTATAACTTCAGACAAATCCTTAAATTTAGAATATGTTTGAACATATCCTTTTTTAGGAGAAGGTAAAAATTTTTTAGGAACTCTCGGTTTAATCATGTCGGCTATGTAAGAACTAAAATCATGTACTACTTGGGGTATACGATGAGATTGAGTTAGTATATAATCTCGCCCTGGAAAATCTATATAATTAGTAACATCTGCCCCGTTCCATTCAAAAATAGCTTGGTCATCATCTCCTGCTATATAAACTCTTTCCGATTTCATAGCTAATTTAAAAATCATCTTCCATTGTAAAGGAGTAAGGTCTTGAGCTTCGTCAATAATTAAAATTTTTAAAGTAGGGGCTTCTTCTTTTTCAATAAAATGTGTAATCATGTCAGTAAAATCAACTCTATGATTTTGTTTAAATAATTCATACTGTTCACAAATTAATTTATATCTTGGAAGAGTTGCACGTTTATAGACTTCTTCTACAAACTGCTGCTCAGGAGAAACTAGTCTGTTTCTAGATTTATCATAAACCCTGAGGGACCAGTCATTAAAAACTTTCATACCATCATGATTTTCATATGCAGGTCTAGGCATTCCTAAATTTTCTGCAAATTCTATCATATCTACTTCAGGATCAATCACTGGTAATTGCTTTCTAAATTTTCTACAAAAACTATGTATTGTCCTAAAGTTAGAAAGATCTTCTTCATTACACTCAGGAAATTTCTTATTAGCTCTGTTTCTAGCTTCATCCACAGCTTTATTAGTAAAAGATAAATAGGCTACTTCTCTAGGTAATACACCTTTGTTGAACCATTTATCTAATCTATCTAAAAGAGTTGTTGTTTTTCCTGTTCCCGGAGGACCAAAAATCTTAATCGTCTTTTTTCTCAAAAGGTGCCTGTCGGCGCTTGAATACAATGTTACTCCTTTCTATCACTGGCTCGTCCACTTTCCGACATAACCAGACGTATTTTAATTTAAGCTTATCATAATAATCATGTTTGGTGCATCCATTCTTTTTAAGCATACTAATAATTTCAAACTTCTTGGCTGCCTTATCTGATTTCTTAATAAATCTTTCAAACGTACGATATTTAAATACAATTAAACCTTCGTGTAGATACCACATTTCAGCTTCTACTTGAGATGCATTGTCTGCCTGTTGTGTTTCTTGAGTAAACTGAATCATTGTATCTTTAAACTCTTCTTCTGCTTCATTACTTTCGTCATAACCTTCAATAGGTTGTTGCATAGTTTTAAGTTTATTTAAAAATACTCTATAATCTTTGTCTTTTACTTTTTGCCATACAATATCTGCCTGATCAAATAATTGTTCTGATAATAACTGCTGTTGATTAAGTTGTTTTCCAGTAAGTTCTACAGTTTTTTTGTCTATAGTTAAAAAATAAATAGGAGGTTTTGTTTTTAAAACTTGAAAAGAATCCATAGTAGGCATGTAATCTATACTATCAATTCCATATTTTAATGTTTTACAAATAGCAGAGTTACAATGATTTTTTAATGGCGCATCATTACATTTATATTGATATTCTTTTTTTTCATATTGAGAAATTAAAGCTTGGACTTCTCTGTCGGCTAAAGGTTGAGTAAAACCTTCATTTCTTTCCCATACTTCTTTTTGCCATCCTTCTGGATTTCTTTTTTTAGCTAATGTAGCAAAGCCTGTTAATGCATTATTTCTAAATCCATCAGCACAGCCATTTCTAATTAATGCTTGAAGACAAGGGGGAAATTGATCAAACTCTCCTTCAAGAGGAAATCCATCTGATTCTATTTTGATAGATCTAAAGGCAGAGCCGGATATTCTATATTTTTCCACCCAACTAAAAAATTCATTAATAGGTATTCCCATACCATTGTCGTGAATTGCATGCCTAGTAGTTCTTGCTGCTTGTTGATAAGGAATATTTAACCAATTTCCTAAATCATTTTTATGTACCATTATCTTTCTTTGTTTAGGAAAAATTTCACATCCTGATAATCCTAAGTCGGCTGCAAGTTCATGTAGTTTATCAATCATGTCAGATGCAGTGACAGCATCTCGTGTATGAATAAATAAATGTAATCCTCCAGATTTTGATCTGTAAGGAACTAAAGGATATTTTTTTTGTCTAATTTGTTTTATTAAAGCTCTAAAATCTATGTCGTACTTATCAACATCAATGCACCCCCAGGTACAAGTGTTGTCGGATCTAATAGGAATTATACCTAAATTAATTTCTCCGTTTAAATGTCGTTGAAATAATTCATCAGTGACAGGGCCACGTTTAGTCGTGGCCCTCCCTTTTTCTTTACCGGTCTTGGTATCTCGCTCTCCGTTGAGATAATACTCTCCGTAAGCAACATCAAGTCCGCAGAACAGCTCCTTGAATTTCTGTAACATTACCAAGGCTGTCCAGTTGGTTTACCCTCTTGTGTTACAGGCTCGGCTACTGGTTTCGGTTTCGCCGATTCCTGTTCATATTTAACGTTCACATTACCTTTAAGACAACTGTCATAAAAGCCCATCGCCGCATCTAAAGTCATTTGATTCTCGACAGGTCCAATATGAGATATCTTCCAGCCATACCACGTTCCTTTAGCGTTCTTTTCTAAAACAGTGTTTAGTCTGTAACGCTGAGTAAACATAGCTGGAGTATAGAAACCACGACCATCAGATCGTTTTTCCTTTACACTTCTCATCATTGAATTCCACATCTTAGATTTTTTTCTTTGAGTGGCTTTCATACTCATGAGAGCAGATTCTTGAGGCTGACCGTTTTCAACTCTAATCACAAAATGTGATGCAGTCTCTTGGACATAATTACCATTTGGTAATCTATCCAAGTTTTGATCATCTCTAGTTGTCTGTGCTAAAATATTAGAATCAGCTGGATGTGTGGCAGCTGGCGCATTTGCACCTTCTTGCCTATCTGGCCATTCCAAGTATTCTAACTTGTAGTAACAAGGAACTACTTCAATACCTTTTTGACCATCGAATAGATCTTGTGTCACACTATTAAAGATCATTCCTGGTCTAGCTTCAGGTATAAAAGCAGGATCACCTTGAGTTACTTGTGGAGATAACTGACCTAGTACCTTTAAAAAAGGTAAGGCTAAATCATTAGCACCCATTTGTTCAAAGCCTTTATCCGCCATATTCTCTGCTACAGTAGATAAACTAAACTTTGGTTTATGGGCAACTTCTCCGTTCTTGTTTCCGTTCTTCTTTTTATGTCCGTTTGCCATTATAGTTTTTCCTTCGTTTTTATTTTAGTTCTATTAGCTACATAAATACTAAACAAATCTTGAGGAATAGCAATTCCTTCTTCAATTTGTTCACGAGCCCACTGCTTAAGTTGCATCGCGTTCACTTCTTGTTTTTGAACGGGTCTATGTCCTGCCTTCTTTAAAAGCTCCAGAACCGTTTGAGCTTTTACATCATCACCAGCAGTAAAAGATACTCCAACATTATTACGAATCAAATCCGCATGGTTATTGTCACGTAACCATTTCC